CACTTATAGCCCTGAGAAATGCGCCTAATAGACGGCGTCACGGAAGACGACGGTTGCAACACCGAAGGTCATCGCTCTCCTTAAATAGGAGGTCGCATTTTCCTTCCGTTTTAACCAATTGTCTCCTGACTCCTCTTCAGGCAACACACTCAAACCAAGTGGTTCCAGGACTAAGTCCTGGACCTCGTTCACCTCAAAGCCCCTGTTATAGGGTCTGCAAGCAATCTGTTTATGTGGATTGGCTAGTAGGATCTCTAGCACTAAGGCTGTCTGTTGTGGCGTGATTTCCTTACGGATACCCAATGGGCGGGTCTGACCCAGACCCCGACCGAGGTCGGTAGGAATAAATTCCTTCCCTTGGATTCACGACGAAGGGCTGAAGAATGAATCGAAAGATACATCTTCGCTACATCGGCCTCACGGCCGGGTAATGCCCCACGGACAACCTCGTCAAAGCAGCTCGACACAGGCGCCCCCACCTTTATTTCTTCGTTCGATAGAGCAATGCTCGAAGAGAACTTGGACTTCAAGGCAGGTGAGGTCCCATGGCTTTCAACTTTCCCCAAAACCTTGTGGTTGCCTAAAAGCAACCCGGCGTTAAGGAAAGGGATAACCAAGGGCGTTGATTCCCACCTAAGGTCATAATGGACACAAATGCTATTAACATTTGCATAGACCTGGTGTTTGTAGGCTTTTCCTGGACTCATCGCGAGTCCGAACCTTTCACCTAACTCGTGGTGGAGTTTCCACTCCTCCTCGGTGCCGATATATAGCATATCGTCACCATTAATGAGAACTGCTTCTAGCAGATCACGAAGTCGGGCGTCGGGCCGAGTCCTCCTTCTTACCATAAGATAGAGGGCCAGGTTGGCCAAACATAGAATCGGGAACGAGAGAGGAGAACCCATCAACTGACCGTTCTGTTGATCGACGTCTTCTAGCTGTGTATTCGCGACCTTAGGATATGAAATCCTATGGGGCGCAAGCACAGCCTGAAGCATACGAAAATATCCAGGGTTATCTAGCGAGAGCTCCGTTAGCAGCCCCTCTAAGAGGGCTGCCGACAGAGACGCCGACAAACCGTCGGTCGCGCTGGAATAATCAATGGAGAGCCAGAAATGATTTTCTGTGGAGCCTATCTGCTCCTGGGCTCTTCGTATATCAACAAGATCTGTCGTCCGGAACGGACGACCAATCAGTCGGAAGGGGCTCATCTTCCTCATGGTAGAGTGTAGTAACTTCTGGATCGGCTTAGCACCATCGTACTCGACGGCCGGACCCTTTGAGATCGTCCGAACCTTCAGAGGTTCAAGGACAGCCTCAACTCTCGCTTCGAGAGGAGGCATCTCTGGGTAAACGGCACTTAACGTCGAGCGCTTTGGGATTCCCGGCTCTTGCCATAGGAGGGCGCCTTCAGGCGTTCTCCGGGACTCAAGCTCAGTAAGCCAAGCTCCGTCGACAAGCTTTTCGGTAACGAGCTGCCTGTCGTACGTTGAGATCCTTTCCAGAAGGAACTCTTTCTCAGCGGAGTTTATGCGAACCTCGGTGACGGGATTCACGACGAGACGATTGTCTCGTTCCCGTATACCAATATGGTGTTGCATCGACTCCAGATCCCCACGGTGGAGGGGGATATACATCGGACTGTCCGTCCCGTATTCGAGGTTCCGGAGGTAGCCTTTCTGGCCACCATTCTTCCGGGATCCTTCGAGCGCAGCATGTTCAGAAGCTGAATATGTATGCTGCTCCGGGTGGAGGAAGGTTTTACGACCGCTCGGTCTGATCTTCCTACGTATATGTCCTATGACGGGTCCTATGACGTCCATTATGTCGTCTAAGAACTCGTTCCCCTCTTCATCATCCCTGATCGGGTCGGGCGCAAGCATCTGACGTCTGTGTTTCTCGAAGTTCATTAGAACGATTTCGGGCGACACAGGAGACGCCGCTCTCTTTCCTTGGAGGAAAGAGAACCAAAGGTGGGTATTCCGGGAACGGAATGACCTTATCCTGACTCTGCTCCAGCGGAGCCAGGCACCTTTCGCGGCAAATCTTACGTCAGGTTCCTCAGGCAACTCATTTCTGAG